ATCATTGGGCTTATTTTTGTAATCGCCTATTGGACTGAGGTGAGTAACTTTGTATCAGGGAATTTTTCTTCTGCAGGAGATACTGCTGCAAAATGGATGGTCGATCATACACCAAAGAAGTAAGATGAATAATCTACTACTTCCGGTAAATGATGAGTTCATTGATACTGTAGCCAAAGCTATTGCAAGGAACAGAATTCATCAAGATGCATCTTCCGAGTTGAAAGATATTATTGGTTTCGGATTAGAAGATTCAGATAGACTTGAAACTACATTCGATAATATCTTTGAAAGACTCTGGGGTGGCACCACACAACACGATGAAAATCAAAAAGATCAATATAGAGCCGATGCTAGAGCAGCCATTGCGGCAATAAATCTAAAGCTCCTTACTTCGGTAGAGTAGAAAGGATAAATACATCAATGAGGTATATTGATGTCAAGTTCGCTACTCTTTAAAATAAAAGATAATGTAGATATTGATAAACATCGACTACTCGAAATCTTCTTTAAGGATTGGGTAGATGATGCATGCAACAACCAAGTTCACTACAAAGTTGAACGCGATGTAAGAAAAAATTGGGAACCAGGAATGGTTCGTTATAAAGAAACATTTCGCGTAGACTTTGAAACCCAGGAAGATGCGCTAGCAATGCGACTAAAAGGAGTCCCTAAGGAATTCCAGTCGTATCTGGAAATTGTTAAGTAGATAGCTTGACAATTTAGTGTGCAAAAAGTACACTAGCAACAGGACCTTCTTGTCCTTAAACAACAAAGATTAACAATCATGGATACTCTACTTCTTAACGCAGATGGCATGCCACTTTCTCAAGTTCCACTTTCTGTGGTTACTTGGCAAGTAGCCGTGCGTCTGATGTTTTTGGACAAAGTGAAGATTCTAAAGTCCTACGACAATTGGACCATAAGATCCCAACACATGGAGATGAAGGTTCCGTCCATTGTTATCATGACTGAGCAAGTCAAGTGGAGCAAGACACTGAAGTACAGCCGTAATAACGTGTATCTTCGGGACGACTTTACCTGCCAGCTGCAAACGACTTGGAGATGCAAGGAAGCAAAGGGCAAGGTCAAGCTGTCTGAGCTTACGTTGGACCACGTTATTCCACGCTCGCATGGTGGTAAAACCAACTGGCTCAACGTCTGTACGTCCTGCAAGGCGTGTAACAGTGAGAAGGGCGCAGATCACAAGATTGTACCGAAGAAGAAGCCGCACAAGCCATCTTACTACGAAATCTTGAACAAGCGTAAGACACTTCCAATTCACATCCGTGATGAGGAATGGAAGTTCTACATTGATTGGCCGGAGCACTTGGTTAAGGTTCTTCCTCAACCTAGTTAAAGATTGTTATTGGGATCATATAAATACTATACCAGCTTACCTTAGGCTGGGCTAACCTAAAGGAACCGTTAGGTTAGAAACATCCTGAAGGAGGTATGTTATGTATGATCCCAATATGTCTGTTGACCAAATGAACTATGGCAACATTGACACCATTCTCTCTGGTATTTCAATGAGTGATGCATTGAATCTTTGGCAAAAATTATTAGATGCTAGGATGGCATTGCCACCCAATGATAGATTCTTTGAATTAAAAGGTATGCTTGAAGATCATACTGTGCCGGTATATCAGGCTTATCAGGGAATTGATGTTGTGGTACTAAGAGCACAATATTTTGCTTCAAGTGGTCCCGATACGGGCTGGAATCCATTGAGCCTGGCTGTATTAGCATTGGTAGAAGCCATTCGCGGACCTAGTGCTGCACCAGTTGTTGCTGTACCAGTTGTTTCTACTCCACCAAAGAGAACTAGACGCTAGAAATCTAAGTAATTAACTTTACACAGAAAGGGCCCCAGGGGCCCTTTCTCTTGGGTGTTAATACCAAAAAGAGCCTATTTTTGTCCAATAAAATCAGAATATTATGCACGAGATGGTAAATAAAAACGTATAGAATTGCTCAATACACAACCATTTTAATCGGAGAACACAATGGCAAAAGCAAAGAAAGTAGCTGCACCAGCAGCAGAAGTAGTAACACCAGGAGCAGAAACTCAGACAACAACATCGGTAGAAGCAGTTCAGCTAACAATCGCTGATCTTCAACTTCTAGCACGTATTGTTGATCTTGCTTCGCGTCGTGGTGCATTCCAGGCAGGTGAAATGTCACAAGTTGGCGATGCTTACAACAAGCTTGCCGGCTTCCTTACATACGTCGAAAGCGTACAAAAGAAGGAAGAGGCAGAGAAGGCAGAGACAGCAGAAACACCGGCAGCATAACCAAAGGGGCTTTGCCCCTTTAAGGAGTAAATATGGCAATAGAAGGCCTAAAAAAGCATTCCGGTCAGCTTTCAAACACCGGCGTTCGTGTAGCAGTAGTTTTTAGAAAACTGCCAAACGACGAAAACAATTGTCTAATCGTGGAAACAGAACGTCTTCCAGACAGCTATCACGACTATGTCATTCAATGTTTAAACAGCAGAGAAGCATCGGAGACAAATGAATTTTACGAAGTCCTGAATCGTAGAACATTTCCAGACGGCTTAAATTGCCTAACAGCACTTCATCAGCGTGGATTTTTACGAAAGGAACCTGTAACAAACATTACAATGTATCCGTTACCGGGACAGGCAGTACCACTAGCCCTTATCAATGCAACCATTGATAAGAAGGTTGATGAGTATATGGCTAAACAGAAGGCACCTGTGCCGACAGTTGATGCTACCCTAGCAGCATTAAAGGATCCTACAGCGGTCGCTAAAGGATTAATCCTTCAGGCCGAATTGCTCGAAGCTGACGCTGCTGCAAAGAGAGAAGAAGCATATGCATTAGATCCGGAATCTCGTCCGGGCCGCGGTCGTCCAACCCTTTCCGATGACATAAAGGCTGAAAAACTCGAAGAACGCAAAGAAAAGCGACGCGAACGTGATCGACTTAGGGCCGCTGAAGCGAAGGTCGACAAGGCTGATGCCATTATTGATGCTAAGGTAGCAGCAAAACTGAAAAGAGATGCTGCTAGGGTAGCGCAGGCCTAATCTCCGTAATACAGCTGGTTTATTCCGGCTGTATTCTTATAAATATAGGAGTAACCGGAGATGAGCAATATGGCGAAGAAGACGACAACTAGCTTTAACATTGATAAGGCTATGAGCAGAATTGCTAAACCATCTGTTTTTGATAGAATAGTAAAAGAAATAGATGCTAGAGAAATACCAGCAAAGTATGTTGAACAAATCCTTGTTCAATATTACGATGGTAATGTTGTCGAGCTAAGTGGAAAAGAAATAACTCATCCTATCCCAGTAAATAAAAATGCCACATGGGAAGTCATGGAAGATTCGTTTAAGAAAATGAGAGATGTAAAAATCTTTATCAACACAGAGAAACTTGAAAAGGATATCAATGAAGAAGTTGAAAAAATCCTAGGACATTTTTGTTAAGAACTAAACTTATTTTCTAACCATTTGAAATCATTGATCAACCCGAGCAGCTCGGGTTGATCCTTATATGTCCTTCCAAACTCAGCACCTTCCTTTGCACCCATAATAGCAAAGTCTCCGAACTCCCTATCTTCACCCTTGGTACACCAAACAGAAAGTCTGTGCTCAGTTTCACTATTATCCTGATTGGGAATAATCTTTGATGCAAGTTTTGCACATTCTCTGAATCCACTTCTCCATGCAGAGAATGGATCAGTATTGAATTTTGTAATGTTGCTTACTTCTTCAACTACCTTAAAGCTCTTAGAAACAGTGGTAGTAAAATCAATAGGAGATCCGGTGTAATCTAGCAATACCTTTGTCGGGAATAATTTTACACCACCATATCCATATTCCAGATCATTTACAGGATTGCGTGAATGCCAAACATGTACCGATTGCCCATCTAAAGAATGTGGCTGATAGGTAAAATCAAAATTAGGAAGAATCTCGGCATCGGCATCCACAACATAGAACATATCTGATTCTGCCAATTTTGCCGCGGCCTTGTGTGCTTCGAAAATTCCTCTAATACCGTGTACCCTTTTTGCTCTAGGAAAACGCTTCCTTAATTCCTTATAATTGTTGTCAGCGTATTCCTCATCATAACTAAGAAAAATAATATCAAAAATAGGATAAGTGTAGATTTTTTCAGATATATTCTTAAAATGTAGTTTTCCATCAACTAATCTATCATCGCTGAAGAGAGATGCATCTTGCAGTACCAATGGAGAATTAAATAATAAAACACGCATATCATTATTCCATGTATGGATATAATGTGCATCCCAGTCCGGCGGACTGAATGAAAAATTAAATTTAGGAAATAAAATATTCTGGTTGGTTCTAATTATATAGAAATATTCACTCCTACATTTTCTTGCTATACCAGTTAGAATATCATCTGTTAGATAAGAATGCTCAGAAAATATCATACCATTAATATATGTATTGTCACATATCTTTTTAGCAACATATTCGGTTTGCTCATCGTATATAATGTAAACTGGATAGCGCATTTTATTCCATTAAGTGTGCAGTTATTTAGCTAACTTCTGTTGACTTAACATACAAGTATACGCTAAAATATCAATAACATCAAGGACTGCTGTGAAAAAACTATTCGTTGCTTTGGCTTCTATTTTTGCATTGTCAGCAATGGCCCAATCATCAGATTGGAAATTGACTACG